ACGAAGCTTCGCAGACCCCGAAGCCACCACTGATTTTGCTCCTTCACATTACGAGCTGGCCGCCGCAGGCAGGTGTCGTTCAGGCTTCGCCCTCACAACACCACGTGTCGTGATATACTCATTGAATGGCGAACTATAAGCGAAAAGCTGGCTACAAAATGAGGCGGTCTTGCGGTCTATGTAAGCCCTGGAAGCGTATTGGCAACAGTAAGAAATTAGAGAGGAAAAGATGCAAACGACAACGATTGAGCACCTGAGTTATCCAGTTACTATTTGGGAGCCGCATGAGGCACCAGCATGGGACCACAACCCGACTATCTGTAGGGACGATAAGAACAATGTATGGGTCGGTATACGGCACCATGACTTGCTTCCACTGACCGTACATTTGGACCCCACAAATCCCAATACGCATGAGCCGAGCCGGTTTATGCTGGGGAAACTAGACGTAGCTACCCTAAAGGTTAGCGACTTGAAACTTATTACGCCGGAGATTGGTGGCGACCCGTGCCTCAATAAAGGTATTGAGGACGTGCGGATTTACCACCGATATGACGGGCTGCGTGGTGTCGGGGTTATCTATTCGCCTCATGGCATTACGCAGGGCGAGTTGGGCATCAATTACGAGACAGGGCATTTTCGGTTGTTGCATGACTACGGCCAGCCGTATAAGCACACTGAGAAAAACTGGTCGCCAGCTAGCACTCTGACTGAGCAGTTTGACTTTATCTACAGCCAGACCCAGGTTATTAAGTACGGGAAACCACGAGGCAAGGAGATTTACCACGGGGAGATTCACGGCGGCTCCCAGCTCCTGCCGTATAAGGATGGCTATATTTCTATCGCCCATCGGGTTAGTCCGATTGTAGGCCTGACGTGGCGCTGGTATGCTAGCGTTGCTCGCCTGCATGACAGCACCGGCAGGGTGACGCACATCAGCCAATTCTTTGATTTCGGGACTGGTTGGCGAGAGAATTTGCAGGAGTCTGTCGAGTACGTGAGTGGTGCTATATGGCTTGACGAGGGTAAAGAGCTACTGCTTAGCCTCGGTATTAAGGACGAGAAATGCGGCTTTGTGAAGGTACCGGTGAGCGTTTTCAAATGGGAGAAAGCCGGTGGTTCAGTGAGCAAATTTGAGCTTGATTCGAGTCTCCAAAAGATAGTGAAATCGCATGCTGGCAGTGTGCCGGTTCAAGAAATTGTGTTGTAGAATTAACTCATTTCAAGGGTCTAGCGTGTTCACAACTTTCCAAACGCTAGCTGTAGGGTTGCCACAATCGGAATTACGAGCTTATAATTTGAAGTCCAATGGCCTCCACGAAAACGAAAGCTGAAGAAGTTAAAACCCTAGATATTGCTCATATCCTGAAGGAATTTAGGATTGCAAAATTCAAGGGTGCGCTGGTCTATATGGCTGACAATGGCTACTGGCAACCACTAACCGAGGACTACTTTAGAACCAAAGCTTACGAGATACTGAAAACGCCTATGCGCTCACGGGTAAATGAGGCGTGGGATTACATGCAATTTGGCACGCCTGACCTCACAAAATACGCTCAATATATCCGCATGGGCAACCTGGTTTGGGACACGAAAGTGGTCGATTTTACTGGGGATATTGCTGCTGAGGACTGCGTTTATGCGACTAAATATACCCCCCAATTAGAGCCTGAAATGAGTGACTTTGTGCTCGATATTGCTAAGCGAGATGAGCTGATTTATGCCACTATTATGCAGACAATCGCACCCATATTTTTGGCCTATAAACCAGCTGGTGTTATCTGGTGGAAGGGGGCTGGGCGCAACGGCAAGACCACGCTAGCGCAGGTGATTTACGACTTGTTCCCAGGCTTTATTGCGAACCTGACTATTAAGCAGATTGAGGACGAGCGTGATGCGCCGGTGCTGAATGGTAACCTGGCGAACGTGGTGAAGGAGTCGTCTGACGGCTATATTGAGGACTCCAAAGCCTATAAATCCATTGGTACACACGAGGACTTTCCAGTGCATAAATTCCACTCTCAGCAGAGCGTTCTAATTGACGGTAGTCTGCATCATATATTTAGTGCTAACAATATTCCTACCTTTGCTGACAAGTCAGATGGTGCTCGTAGGCGTACACTAATTATTCCATTCGAGGCGAAATTTGCCGACGACCCGACCTTCATTGATAAGACATTTACCAAGGACTTTTACGAGCAGCATTTAGGGCTATTTGTTCAGTGGGCCAAAAGGCTGAAGGAGTGGGATTATCACTACCACTTTGATGACCACACTCAGGAAGTAAAAGAGCGTTATGATGTCGGCACTAACAGTGCCACGACCTACCTGGATGAGTTGAACACCCAGTATATTTTCGGCTTCAACAGCTACGGTAATCTGTTTACCGACTACCAGAATTGGTGCATCGACAATGGCTATACGGCACTCAGTAACCAGCACCTGCGTCGGGCTACTGAGGATTACGACTTTCATGCTACTACGGTGCGTGGCGAGGAGAGCCAGCTCATTAAGCGGTACATCAAGAAGCCCTATACCTTTATTGAGCTGGAGCTGATTAGTGGTGGCATGCGGATGGGGCTTTACCGGCAGATAAATGCGCCGGATGACTATGCCGAGACGGTGCCTGCGAAGTCGAATCTACAGGAGTTTTTAGATGCCATCCCTGACTAAACTACTTGACAAAATGCTTGTGCTCGACTACAAAGAGTTCCAGCTGATGAGCGAGAGCGATGGCATAAATGCGGACGCTAAGGTGGTTGCTGCACTGCTGGACAGGTGTTGCCATGCCAAATCTACTCGTGCCATACACCTGGCATTTGAGCGGTTGGAAGGCGAGCAGCCGATACCGATTCGTTTCGACACTCCGAAGTTCTACACGCGCTACCACAATGCTGAAGCGCCACGCGAGCTGGTAGCTACCACTGGCATGCCAGACATTGAGGTTGATGATGACCCTCCGGTTACCTCGGACGTTGCAGGCTCTTTGCGTGTTACCTTAGATGCCCTGCGCCGGAGGCCGAAGTCAGATGTCCAGGCCCTGCTAGCTTACCGTGCAGCCGTTGATAAGAAATTACCGACAGCTGACCTGTCTGTACGCAAGGTGAGTGTGCGGAAAATTATAGCCGCTAACCTGCTTGTGATTGCCCATGATGGCAACACGAACGCCATAGAGGAAGTCTTTTTACAGATTGAAGGGCAACTGGAAAAGGTGGTCAAGGTACTTGGTGGTCACGATGTTTATATTGACGATTACCATACCTTAGAGGCTCCCATGAACGCGCACCTGGTAGATGGTGTTTGGACAGCAGAAAATGAGGCAGTCACCAACATGTGGGTGGCTCGACTAGCCCCCGAATCTCAGCCAGTAATTAACAAGTCGTTTAGTTCCCGATGGGACCAAGCGGAGAAGGAGAAAAAAGCTAATGCTTAGTCATGCAGAACGTGCCATCATTTGGCAGAAAAACTATAATAACGGAGACAACCTGCGTTCCTCGATAACCTATTTACCTGAAATGCTTAAGCTAATTAAGGCGAAAACGGTTTTTGAGGTGGGCTGCGGCCAGAGCCACGTTTGGGACATCCCAGGCATTGAATATATCGGTGCTGACCTCTGTGGTGACCTGATTGACGACAATAAACGGAACCACCCCAAAGTAGCATTTATACGCTTTGATGCGCTTCGCGCCACCATGCCGCAGAGTGACGTGATAATTTGCAAAGACCTGTTCGACTTCATGCCGAACGCGGAGGTCAGGGCAATATTGCAGAAAATCTACAGCTCCGGCAGCAAATGGCTGATTGCCAGCACCAACCCGATGGTGAAAGACAAGCCTAACACCGATGAGGGTGTCTATCGGGCTATTAACCTGCAAGATTTCGGGTGTAAACTGGTAACGCTTACCCGTAATGACATTGGATTGTTTGAATTAAGCCGGAGGAAATGGCCCAGTGGAGAAGAAGCTACAGAACGAGATAATAAAGTTTCTGCAAAGTAGAGGCGCATACGTTCTCAAGAACGATGCCAACTACCGGCAGGGCGTGCCAGACCTTAGTTTTTGGCACCCTGACCTTAATGGCTTCATTGAGGTAAAAGCCACTGAAAAATCGCCATTTCGCCCCCTACAGGAGAAAACCTTGCAAAAATTAGAGGAAATGGGCATTTTTGTGCGCGTTATTTACCGAGAGAACTGGCCTGAAATGCAGGCTAATTTTGAGCAGTGGATGGAGGATTATAGTAAATCCTGATTGGTTCTTCGCCAGCCTTAAATGGCTCGAATCGCAGGTCAGCAGGGTCAATCAGCGATAGGGCGCTCTCGGCATCGCCAATCCCCAAAGACACTAGCAGTTTGCCGTTGCTCTCTACCAACCCTGAGATAAATTCAACGGCGTTGGTGGCGAGTAGTACGAATCCTTGGCTAATCTCAGTGGCAAAGCCAGCGGAGTTGTATTTAACAGCATAGCTGACGTACTGGCGAACGGTTTTTGGCACCACTACGTTGGAGCGAAACACGCGGTGCTGGAAGCTAAGCCAGCCATCCTCCCATTTAATAGCTTGAGAGCCGCCATGTAGGATGCCGTGATACTCCGGCTCACCATGCAATTTACCGTTTTTAAGCACCTGCGTAGGTGAGTAAATGTAGTCGAAAGCATCTGTTGCCACGTCCGGCACTGTCCAGTTCTTCTCGGTGCGCTCAGGGTATGGCTTGGTAACTAGCTCGGTAAAAAACAGGTCATCGCCGCGCACTTCACCCAGTGCGATATGCACATTAGCCCCATTACGCTCGTACTTATCCATGCACACGCCAATGGCGTAGAGCTTATCGTCTCGCACAAATAACCTGGCATCTTCCAGGCCGATATTCTTGATGTACGGGTGTATTTCACCGGCATAGTTGAGCTTCTTGAGCTTGCTAACCGTAAGCGTCTTTTCATCGACCTCGCCGAGCATAACGTCGGTATGCAGCTTGCCGCCGATTATCACCTGACCCCCACCCTGCTCACCGAGCGTCCAGGTACTACTGCGGATGCTAATTAAAAGCTTCCCTTTGAACCTGACTAAACTGGGGTTGTAATAGGGCTTTAAGGGGTTGTTGTCGGGCAAAATAACGGTTTTTGCCGGTAGCATTTCAATAGTCTCTTTCCAAGGCATTGTGCTAACATTAAAACATAACTTTAATGGGAAAGGATAACAAAGTGAACTCAGAACAGATAGCCAATATTTTGGCATTTTACTCGTACTACCATCCGCAAGACGACATTGACATGATAGCTGATGAGTTCAAGCTTCCAGCTTCGCTTATCGTAAATGGGCTGTTCTGGGGTGAGGAGCACAAGCTTTTCACGTCTGACCGGCAAAGGGCGTATTGGAAGAACATTACAGTGGTTAAATGCCCTGAAATTACGGCTGATTTTGGTAAGGATATCGAGCGCATTAAGGGCATAATGATGGAGACAATTACCAACCTGAACGGTGTAAAAGAGGACATTTTAGAGGAAAACTTATTTATCTGGGTAGGTGCTCCGCTGACTATCTCGAAAGTAGCACTGCAACTATTAGTCAGCGAAGGGAAGCTCGCTAAGTATTGGATTCGGGACCTTAAAGACCCCAAGAGCAAATACCACTACCCAACCCTCCCCGAAAACGTTGATAAGAAGTTCGCTAAGGTGAATTTCAAACACGAGAACAAGAAGGGGAAGGGTGGAAAAAATGAGCGTAAGAAAACGTGAAAAACAGTCTTCTATCTGGGTATGTTGGCGAGACTTAAATCAACGATGCACTAATCCTAATCGTAAAAACTATGCCGATTATGGTGGGCGCGGTATTAAGGTATGCGAGAGGTGGAGTAATAGAACTAAGGTGGCAGTCGGTACTAAGCGAAGCCCACACGGGGGAACGCTATTAGTTTATAGGTCGCAAGGTTACCTGAATTTCTTGGAAGATATGGGTGAGCGGCCAGAGGACTACTCTTTAGACCGTATAGATAATGATGGTGATTATACCCCTGAGAATTGCCGGTGGGCTACTCGAAGTGAGCAGAATCTGAATAGGCGGTCATTCAGGAGGAAGTTGTGAGCTTGTACCACAAAGAAAGCGACGATGACCCGTTATTCAAAGCCCAGCGCAAAACCTACCTTGGCCGCTTCAAATTCTGTCGAATTTGCGGCGATTTCGTGCCGAGACTTCGACGCTCCATAGACCATATCATACCAATGTGGCGCTTTCCTGGCCCCTATTGGGACAATAAAAACTGGCAAATGTTATGTCCAAGGTGCCATACTATGAAAGCCAAAATAGAAGGACAACCATAGAAAATACCTATTGCATAAGCATTTATGTGGTATTATTTTCTTATGGCAGATTCCTCTAATCAACACTGGATGCAAGGTGCGGTAAAGCACCCAGGAGCTTTCACTCGCAAGGCGAAGGCTCATAAAATGAGCGTCCGCGAATACGCTTCTGACGTTAAAAGCGGTAAAGTTAAGGCCAGTGGTACCACTGAAAAACAAGCGAGCCTAGCCCAGACATTTGAAAAGCTTGCTGGCCGAGGTAAATAACCATGGCTGCGACGGCTGCTCTCCCAACAGCTGCTAACGAGGGTAATACCGGCGTTTATTGGATTGGCTCAAATGGTCAGATTTATACGAATGTGGCCGGTGTTTCGGGTGGAGTGCATGACCAAGGTGCCGCTGATGTAAGTCAGTCCGGTCCTGAAGGTTATGCTATCAATACGCCCACTGGTCCGAGTTATACAACCGGAATCACTGAAATTGCCGACCCGAACGCTCCGGCTCAAACCCCAGCAGTTACTGGGTCAAGTGGCTCAAGCACTCCAGCTGGCGGTACGCTCTCTCAATCCGTTATTGATGCAGTTATGCAGTCTATTGCTAACGATGTCTCTCAAAACCAGGGCACTTATAACACAGCTCTCTCTACGAACCAGCAAAATCAAGCCAATGGCGACGCGCAGTATGGTGTCGATAATACCAATAACACTGAAGGTCGTGCCCAGTCTATCCAGCAAGCTGAAACGGCTGGTGCTACAGGGCTATCAGGGCTTGATGCAGTTTTGGCTAGTCTCGGTGCCTTAAATGGTACGGGGTCGCTTCTTGCTGGCCGCGCAGTGGCTAACACTACTAACAATGACATCGGCTCAGCTAACCAGACCTTCAACACGAACAAAACCGCTATCGGGAACGCCCAAGCCGGCTATGATACGGACTATAATCAGAACAACGCTAACCTCGCTACTGCGCTTCAAAATGACAATAAGGGTGCCCAGGCAACTGGCTACCAAGATTTGCTCGACCAGGCTGATAGCATTGGCGATACTTCGCTTTATAACAAATACTTGCCACTAGCCGTTGGTGCCACTACTCCTACTCAGTCTATCGCGCCTACGGTTATCCCAGTTTCGCAGGCCACTACAGCTAGTTACGGTGCTAACAGTCCATTAACTGTCGGCATGACAGGAAACAACACCAGCTCTCCACAAGCACCGGCTGCTGGCATAACACCAACTAATTCATCGTTAGCTATAACTAAAGATAATTCTTAGGAAGGGGCATCAGTAATGGGTCTTTTCTCAGACATAATCTCAGGCATAGGGAACGGTGTTAGCGACATCTTTGGCGGTGGTGGTGGAGATGATAACAACAATAAGCGCAAGCAACCGCAAGCGCCTACTATTGCTGCGCCTCAAAATAACCAGTCCTCGGTAAAATTGCCAGCCGTTCTTCAGATGGCTAAAGGTCCTACCCAGCTTCAGCCTATCCATCCAGTGAACATTGGCGCCGCACCACAACCGGCTAATCAACCGGCAGCACCAAGTGCTCCACCCACCCCAGCTCAAATTGGGACTACCTCGTATTCTGCTCCGCATACGTCGTTATTCGGCCACCTTTTGAACGCGGCTAAAGACACTGGCGAAGTGGTTGCATCTGCGGTCCCAGAAGTTGGGTTAGGTGTTGGTCGAGTCGCTACTGGCTTAGTTCAGGGCGCAACTCAAATACCGCATCTTGGCACGTCTCTCATCGCAACCGGCACAAAAGCACTCTCTGATACTGGCTTGCCTGGTGCTGGTACTGTTAATCGTGTGGCTCAAGATGTTAATACTGGCACTAAAGATGCTACTAATTTCGTTGATAAGCCAATTAACGCTGCTAGTCGAGGTATTGACACTGTAGCCAAAGACTACAGTAATGTTGGCCCACTGGCTGGCATGGGCGAGCAAGATTATAAAGATACTCAAATCCCACTAAATGTTTTGGCTGGGCTATTAACGCTGGGCGGTGGTACGGCGGCTGAGGCTGCTGGTGATGCTGGCGAGGCTGGTGAAGCAGGCCAGAGTGGTGGGATAGTTAGCAAAATCAGCGATTTCCTCAATAAAGACGTAGCCAATCCTGGTAACGATGTCATTTCTAAGGTAGGTAGCGGTGTTCAACACGCTGTTAGCCCTGTAGTTAATGCGCTCAACGCCCCTGTTTCAGCGGTAATTAAGGGTACAAAGGCACTTGTAGGTGGTAGCGATGCAGCTGATGAGGTTGCTACCGCAGATAAGACACCGGTAGAATCTGGGACAAAAGCACCAGCAGAGCCAGCAAACGCTCCAGCTGGTGATAAAACTGCTCCTCCGGTTGCGGCTGATGGTGCTTCAGAAACTGGCGTTAAGGCACCTGCCGAACCAGCAGAACCAGCAGAGCCAGCTGAAACACCTACGACTACTGCACCAACCACTGCTCCTGTTGATTTGCGTACACAAAAAGACTTACAAAGTTCTCTTGACGTGGCTCATAACCTCTTAGGAGATACCAATCCTTATGACAATGAGAAAAGTGCTCAAGACGTTCTGACTAGGGCAGTGGCTCACCAAGGGCGTAACCAGGAGCTGGGCAAAATCGTAAATTCCAGGCTGGGCGCTGACCATAGTGAAGCTGAGCAAAGTAATATCTTAGATGCCTTAGAAGGAAAACGGACTCGTGCCTCTCTAAGCGCACATGAAAAAGAGGGTTTTGACGGTCTAAAGAATAAAGTCTTGAAACCATCCGACACAGTACGAGCTAAAAGCAGTACTGACTATCAGTCGCAAAAAAACTACTTCCCTCAAACCAGCGAGGGATCGCTTAAAGACGCTGCTCAAGGGGCGAAACGTGGCAAGGGAGTAAACGGTAAGATTAAGACATTTGCTGACTTACTTGACCGTCAGTCTCGCTACTCCGAACAGAGTATGGCAGGTAAATTTACTGATGCTAATGGCAAATCTGTTATTGGCGACGCTAGGACGCTAGGATTGATTCGTAAGGGTGATGGCACTTTCAGAAATACGGCTGGGAAAGTCTATAATTATTCTCGTGCCTCTACTAACGAATTGAAAAATGCTGGAGTCAAGTTAAGGACTCCTGGTGGCTCTTTGGGGTCTTACCTCCAGGACACGCTTAATCTTAAGACTAAGATGGACGCTGCTGATTCGCTCATTAAAAACGCAGACCGCCTGGGCTTGCATACTGATGACTTACCTGGCACTACGGCGGTGTCGATAAAGGGGTCAGACGGCGTAGAGCATACCTTTCACACCGATGAACAGACGGCTAAAGCTATCAATGACTCACCAGTAATCGGAACTGGCAGAAAAGCTCCCTCTTTGGTCAAAGCTTTTAATAAAGCCACTAGCGGTATTGTTCAGGGCACCGTAATAAACCCTCTTTCGCATGGGCTGAACCTAGTGGCTAATGCAGCGATTGGTAGTGGTGAAAGAGCCAACGGACTCACAGGGCTTAATGCTCTAGTCCGTTCCGTAAAACCGTTGACCGATGAGGAAAAGTTCCATATGCAGGATGACGGGGTGTACTTCCCTTCTTACGGCAAGGATATTGTTAATACTCTCTCTAAATTGACTCACGGTGTTACTAAGTGGAACGAGAAAGGCGTGGCAGCTATAGATGCTCAAGTACGTGCTGGTATGTATCGGCAGCTTACTAGTGGAGATAAGGCTATAAGCGGTAAAGAAGCTGCTGACGTTATCAATAGGTGGATGGGCGGCCACGAGGTCTATCACGGGGATAGTCCGCAACTTGGCATGTTCTGGCACTACTTCACGCGGCAGGCAAAAAACGGTGTTCGCCTGTTTAGCATGGCCGCTACTGGTAAGCCTGGGCCTTTAATCAATGCTGGGATAGCAGCTGGCGTAACTTATGGCGCAGACAAGGGAATCCAGGCTGTTACGGGCAATAAGCAGGGCTATATTCACCCTGCCGGTACGCTGGGGCTGCTGAATGATGCACTAGACTCTGGCGAGGATGTCGCTAAAGGGCAGTATCGAAATGCCGTGAACCCTCTTGTCAGCCATATAAACTCGTTAGTCAGCACTGCCTACGAGCAGCTTTTTGGCAACAATGAGTATGGCGACAAATTCAGTTCTTTATCTGGGCCTGGCAATAGTCGTGTCAACAACCTACTTGGCATCACTCCTGAGACTAACTTGCTTGCCAATAATGGCCGGTCTGCCGCAGAAAAAGTGCTAAATACCGCTGGCATCTACACGCCCCATGTTGCCGGTGATCAGGCTGTTAGTTCTAAAGCTCCTGGAGCTTCAGTGCTTAACGTAAAGAACGCCCAAAACGGTGGTACAAACAGCGTGGCATTTCCTAAAGACTTTACCGGTAAGCAAGAGAACAACGTAGCTAATACGCTGGGCAACAATTACACGACTAAATCGGCTGCTTTGCTGGGTACTAAAACCCAACCTCAACAGGTTAAGTACGTGGATGCCGTCAACACGCTTAAGAAGTACGGCATCACTGATACGGCTGACGCACAGGCATTTTCTAAGCTCAACAGCAAAGACCAGGGCAGCTACGTTAAGGCGGTGGACGCCCTTAATACGGCTGGTACTACATTTAGCTCTGATACGCTACAAACCCAGCTAGTCAAGCAGGGTGATACTGCGCTGGCAGCCAGCCTCAATTCTGATATTTCTCCAAAACTTGACCAGGGTGACAAAAACACGCTTGAGCAGTACTACACGAGGACAAGCTCTAGCGGAAATGTTACGCCCGAAAGTGAGAAATGGCTGCAAAATCCTACCAACGCTACCAATTACTTCGGTGCGCTCATCAATCAGGCTAAAGCTACTGGCACCCTCACTGCTGAGGACCAAAACGTAGGCGAGACATACGACGGCTCGCTCGATTTGGGTGATTCTGACGATTCTCTTTACACCAAATACTTAGTGTCCCAGGTCAATAAGCAAAACAATGTGCCCAGCACTACGCAGGCTCTGTACGTTGATACCAGCTATGACGATTTCAAAGACCTGGCCGCTGGTCCTCAGCTGACCGCGCTTACTACCTACGCCGAACAATTAGCCGCTGCTGGCGTGCCTAACAAGTATTTCATCGGCTCAGATGGCACCTCCACAAGTGGTAGCAGCTCAAGTTCCAGCAGTGGCACGAGCCCTTACGATGCTGACGTGGCAGCCGGAATCCCTGACGGCACCGTTTCTGAGTCATTTGTTAAGCCTACGAGCGATAGCGGCTTGAAATCGGTAAGTGCGGTTGCATTCAAGGGACCTAAATTAGTCAAATATGCACCCGACACGAAGGCCAACCCATATACTCGTAGCATAAGCGTCAAGAGTGGGGTAAAGTAATAGACATGACTGAACGACAAATAAAAATGGCCGAGCGTAAGGCGAAGGCAATCGACTTGTTAGGTGGTGTTTGTGCTCGTTGTGGCTCTGAAGAGCGGCTTGAGTTTGACCACGTAGACAATGACAGGGAGAATTACAGACATACTTTAAGCAATATGTGGGACTGTGCATGGGATAAGATAGTGGCTGAGCTAGAGCGGTGCCAATTACTATGTCGGCATTGCCATGCTGTAAAGAGTCAGATTGATAGGGGTGGTTTGCCTAGTAGTGTGGTGGTACATGGAACCTCTAATGCTTATAATAATAGGTCGTGTCGATGTGGAGCTTGCAAAAAAGCATGGGCCGACTACAAGATAGCTCAGTGGCGTGATAAAAATCCATTGGCTTCTCGGCGTGGTAGGAGGGTGACAGCTTGAACCCCAACATATTCACAGGGCAGGCCTCGGTGGACATACCTTTGTTTGCCAACGCGGTGTACTTACAAACCCATGGTATTGATAACGACGTTACGGGCACTGATTTGACGGCATTTTTGGTTGATACCATTACGTGGACAAACTTTTTTGCCTCGGATTTGGAGCTGGCTGCTGACTGGAAGTACCTACGGACTAACAACAACAACCTTGGCACCGTTTCAGCTAACACCATTCTGTACTCGCTTGACCCGACTATTCGTAAGCCCATTTACCACCCTCAGCGCATGCTTACTATCCAGCAAGATGGTGTTGTTGTGTCGAAGTGGACGATTGTAGACCCTGACCAAATCCAGGCTGACCCTCGCTACACGCTCGTTAATAGTGCTACTGGTTATCCAGGCCCCGATTATTGCATGGTTGATAATGGTGTCTTGACACTCTCGCGTCCACCAAAAGACTATGAAGTTGGCGGTACGCTTGTGGCCGATACGATTGCATGGATTCCACAGCTCACCCTGACGGATAGTACGTTGCTTCAGACCGTAACCCCTCCTAAGCTCTTAATCTTAGGCGTAGCTAAAGACCAATTACCACCTGACCTTGTTCGAGGTGGACTAGCTAGCCTGATAGAGACTCGTTTCGACAAGTTACTGGCTAGCGCTATCCAAGACAATGGTGGCACTTCTATGGACGACGACTCGATGCCTGACGATTTGAGCGATGTCGGAGGAGTTTACCTCAATGGCTAAGTCCTCGATGTACGGTAATGTTATCAGTTCACCTATCGTCAGTTTCAACGGTGGGCTAGATACTCGTATACCTCAAAATGCTGCACCTAACACCTTTAATGCCGCCGAAAATGTCTCTGTTACTACGCAGGGACTTTTGACATTCCGACCAGGCTTAAAGAAGTGGCTGCCTGACGCTGTAGACACGGTATATCAGATGTACCCAGTGCTTTATGAGGGCGAGATGTACTACTTTATTTGTGACGACGGCGTGGTGAAATACTGCCAGGACGAGGCTACAGAGTGGATTACCTGTGGTGGCGCGAACTCGGTAACCCCGAACGTGCGATACCAATTTATCCAGGCTGAAAACAAGCTGTACGTGGCTAATGGTCAAGATTTGAGTCGCTATATCGACCTCACCACGCTAGATATGGTGGACTACGAGGCAGTGGACGACCCGACAAACGCGCCAACATTGGCCGCTTTCGGTAGTGGCCTGACATATTCTGATACCTATGGCGTGGGCACTCCGTACCCGATTTATTACTCAATTAACTACAACGGTGAAGTGGGTCAGACTGTTAATAGCCCCATTAAAACCGGCTGGGTGTCGATTGACCGTACTGACTGGGTGGGAGATAACACCTATGGCTTGACCGTTACCTTCAATAACACCGCTCCAACTGGAGCGCAGAGTATCAATGTATGGATAGCGAGTGCCGCTCCTACCGGCAGTATTACCAATGACGATATGCTTATGATTATCGGAGGGGTATCTATCGCTGGTACTACCTTTAGCGACGACGGTACGCTGCAACCTATTTTGCAGGGCGGTACGGCTCCTGACGACAACTCTACTGAGGGTTTTGTGGCAACTTATGGCTGTGAAATTGATGGCCGCGTGTTCCTATGGGGCATCGTCGGCCAGGAATACACCCTTATGATTGGTGGCGACCCAGGTAATGCCTTCAACTTCACACCTACCTATAACGGCTTCCAGTTGATAATGAACGAGGGCACCAACTACTACCCAACTAACTTAGTCTCATTCCGAAATAACCAGAGTGAGCCAGCCTGGACGATGCTGTATTCCAACACGCAGGGTGTCTCAAAACAGGCAGTGATTGCCAGTGAGACGGTGACTTATGGCAGTGTATCATTCGTTGTATGGACAATGACTGACCAGGGACGTTCTGTGCCAACGGCCAGTAGTCCTTACGCTGGTTTCGTCTACAACAACTCCTTGTTTTTCCCGACTGCTACCACCATTGAGGAGCTTACTACCAAGCCTACCAACTTCTATGTGTTGAGCGTGACCAATATTGCTATCCCAATTACGAGCGTTTACCAGAGCATTAGTGCGTCTCAGCTACCGAATATTGTCGGCTGTGGCATTGACGACAAAATGTACTTCTCCTGCGCTATAGATGGGTATGACTACAACAATATCATTCTAGTTTATGACTATACCGACCCCAACAACCCACGCTGGTACCCATGGAATATCCGGCAAAACTGGGTAGGCGTTGTCAGCCCACCAAACGAGGACTTTTTCTTGTACGTTAGCCAGGATAACCACATCTTCAAGCTGGAGCAGGGTACTGTGGCTCAAGACGAAAACTCTGATGGCGTGCCAATTCCATTCGATTACGGAGCTACTGGCCCAATTAGTGGTCTGACCCCTGACCACGCTTCCTACCTGGCGATTGTTCAGGCGCTATTCTACGTGCTCAGTGTCATAGGCGAGATAGATGTGACTATTACCTATGCGATGGCCTCTCCGAGCGGCATACTGAAATATAAATCGCGTACCAAGGCCATTGATGGGCCGGATTATGTCGTCGGCAGCGACGGTAACTGGAGCGATTACCAGTACCAATTCTTGCCCTCCGAGGTGCCGTTACTGGCATGGGGTGGTAATCCCGTATTCAACCCTGCTGACACGCAGCAACCTTCTCAATCGTACCGACAACCGGTGTCAGTCAACGAGGTCGTCAATGAGATGCAGTGGCAATTTGCTTCCAACAGTGCGGCTAGTGGTGGCCCGACATCGGCTACCTTTAGAGGTGTCTCTTACGAGGGCGTAAATATTGGTCCAAAGGGTGATATCCAATAGGAAATGGTATAGTATAAGCAATATGGCAAAAGCAGCAGTAATCACCGACACTACGGATAACGACGACCCCAACGACGCAACTGAGTTGATTGACGAATGGTTGCTAGATTCGCAGTGGCGCTATAACTTCACGATTGACTACCTGACGCTCGCTAACTTAGTGGGCGGCGTGGCTATGAATAACGTCAAAAACGCTCCACGCGTGGGTGATGTGCGGCTTGGCAACGACGTAAAACAACTTCCGAGGGCTAGCATCCAGCAGATACCAACATTTGCAGTGCCGGTCAATGGTACCCGTCAGAGCATTAAGAGCGCTATTTGTGAGTATATCGTCCGGCGTGAGATTTTGAACCAGGACACGCAGGGCGTGGGTACGTTGGCTACCACTCAGCTGATTGCTGAGAGTGCACTTACTTATGGCTGGCAGTCTAGCATGACTCAGCTTGTTACCGAGGGCCGTACTACCACTAAAATGACCTTTATCCATTACTCGGATATGGCTATTGAGCGTGGCGTACTGGACTTCAGCAACTCTAATTATTTCTACGTCCGTACTCGTATCTCCAAGAGCAAACTTAAGGCCATGATTGCACGGCTTAAAAAGAAGAAAAACACCTCTTGGAACGTTGAAGCGTTGCAGGAAATGTACGACTCTGGCCCACAGGCTTACAGCTACACTATCCGCGATAGCTCCATTCCTCAGTTTAACGAGCTGGTCAACAGCTCCAATAACCAGTACAACTTTATTACTCGATACGGCACCGGTGCTTACTACGATATAGACGTGTTCAGCCCTAACTCTGAAAAGATTTTGCGCCACACTCAGTCACGCAGTAAGTTCGGCTATAACCGTGTCACGGCGCTTGTGCTTGACCCCAACCCTCTGTCACCATTCGGTGTCTCTCGTGTGCGTTCAGCCAGCCCATCAGCTAACTTCGTAAATATCTATTTGCAGAGCGTCGCTAAGATGCTTCTGCTTAACGCTGATGCTCCTGTTGAAGTACGCGGCCAATATATCACTCCGGTACGTTTGAAGCGTGGTGCGAAGTGGGAAACACTTGACCCCAATGCCCAGGCCAATATCAAGGAACTCTCTAACTCTACGCTTGAGCAATTTCAAGAAGTCCTGGAATACATGGAAGCCCAGATTGACAGCAGCATGGGTGTCTCCCCAGCTACCGGCGCAGGCCAAAGTGGTGCTTATGTCAACCAGGCGCAAGTACAGGCCCAGCAAGCCGTTCAAGATGCTCAGACGACTCAATTTACCAATGCGCTTGAAAACTACGTCAGGCAGTACGTTCTGACCGCCCTAGACCTCTACATTAGCGAACAGCAGGGTGAAGGCACGCTTATCATTGACGACATTTGCAAAGAGCTTATCAACAATCTCCAGCCAGGCTCTATCGGTCCTGACAATGAGTACGCCCTTAACTGGGACGACTTCTACGAGGCTATCCAAACATGGACTGTAGACATCGACTTCTCAATGGGTCAAAAGGCTGCCAACAAAGATGATGTCGCCAACTTACAAGATGAGCTTACCGTACTGCGTCAGACTGCTCAGCCAGGTGACCCAGTGGCTGCTGCAAACGCCAATAAGATTGAGCAGGTACTACTACAAAAGACAGCTCCTGAGATTGCCAACATGCCTGACCCAGCTCCAACTGGTGTCCAGCCAGGCGCTATGCCAGCTGGTGCTCCAGCAGTCCCAGGTGCGGCTCCTGCACCACCTCAAGGCCAGCCACAACCTCCAGTTCAAGGTGCGGCTCCAGCAGCATCACCTAATCTGTTCCAGCGCCTTTTTAACCGACAATAGTTGACGAGGAAATTGGTTATGGTATCATGACAATAGGACAAAAGCCCTTATGAATGACAACGACGACGAGACACTAGATTATATATCTTCGGTAGACCCTTTCACACCCGAAAAGGAACCGGCATCTATAGATGCGCCTGACCAAAAAGCACTTGAGAAGGTAGCTAGAACGTTAGTTGAGGAGAGGGAAGCTTATACCACTATTGGTGGTATGAAGCGCTTTGATAAGAAGTTTGATGCTGACCAGCGCGAGGCTATGTGTGATGAGATGGTTAAGTTGATAACCACTTTAGAGGGTAAAGTTAATTCAGCTATAGGTAATGTAAAGGAGAAGCAACGAAGATGACGTATAGAGGAATACACCAATGGGTAGAGCGTTATTTGGGTAAGCCTCAGATTTGTTCTGAGTGTGATGTTACTGATAAAAAGCGTTACCACTGGGCAAACCTTAGCGGTGAATATCGGCAAGATGTTTCAGATTGGGTGCGCTTGTGTGTGCCGTGTCACAAACGCTATGACTTGAACCGTTTAGGGGGTCAAAATAAACATAGTTTCGTATTAGCAGCCTGCAAAAAAGGCCATCCATTTAGCGACGGTAATACTCGTTGGCGTACTAGGGGTACTAATAAGTGGAGAGTATGTCTCACCTGCCAGAGAGAATATTTTAAGAATTATTTAAGCAGACAGAAAGTGGAGGCATAATATGCAAGATGACGCTAACAAACCAGACCCTAACGAGCCAGGTGCTGAAGATTTTGATGTCAATTCGCTCGCTGAGTCACTATTAAATGGCTCAAAAGAGGAGGACAATAAAGCCGATGAAAAAGATAAAGATACGGAGCCGGAGAAGCCTGCGGATGGTGCTGAAAAACCAGCTGAGAAGCCTGCTGAGGGCGACAAACCGGCTGACGACAAAGACAAAAAGGACGACGAAAAACCCGAAGATAAACCTGCCGATAAGCCAGCCGAAGGTGACGCTGCCGCAGAAAAACCTGAAGAAAAACCTGGTGATAATGCCGAAGAAAATAAACCCCTAACCCGTGAGGATATCCGCGCAGCTATGCGTGAGGAGCAGGAAGCTCGTGATGCGGCTGCTAGCCAGCGCTCGACTTATTCCGGCCAAGTACGCGACACCATTAAAGAGGATTTGAAGCTTGACTCTACTTATACGACTGTAGCTCTGGATGACGGTACGCCGATTACCAGCGTTGAGCAGTTGACTTCTGTTATTAACCCGAACACTGATGAGCCATATACACGCGAAGAAGCGGCTACGCTACTACTCGATGCCCGTAAGGTAGTCGATGACAACCTTAAAGCCTATGACCAGCGTGTTGACCAGCTGACCGACCTTAACGTGAACTTCAAAGAGCAGGCCGATGAAGTGGAGCGCAAGTTCGGGGACATTCTTAAGGCGTTCCCTGATGTCGCGCAAGATTTACTCAAAGCCTACCAAAAGACATTTACCACCTCTGAAGATGGTAAGTACGTCACTAATGTCCCTATCCCACCAATGGAGTTCTACTCTCCAGTGCTCGGCAAGTTCCGCGTGGCTACTGACCAGGTAACTCAGCGACAGGCTGATGAAAAGACGGCAACCGAAAAGGCTGCTGCCGAGGCCAAGGCCAAAGAGGAACAAGAGGACCGTGGCGATTTGGGCACCAGTGCTGGCGACAATAAGGGCAAGCCTGGACTGCTTGAAACCGCCCTGGATAATTACATTAAGCAATAGATTAAGGAGACAAGACAATGGACTTACAGACAGTGAAATTCGTAAACATCTTTCGCAAGGTACCTGCTGGTACCAAGCGCCCAGACCAAAAGGTAGGTGAGTTTGAGGTAGCAGTAATCCCAATTACTAACCCTCAGAAAATTCGTGCCTACATTGATAGTGGTGATTTGCAGCCTGAGAACGCTAAAAACAATGACCACGGTTGGCGCTTAGACCCGAAAGTTACCGCTAAGATTCGAGACATCCTTGATGACCCAGCTAAGCTTGAGAAAATTGCTGAAGTTACCAGCACCCCTCTCGACATGATTAACGCTTTCCGCGTGTTTATGTATGAGATATCCCGTAACCGCGCATTGGCTCGTCGTGTTGCTGTGAATACTCTTGACAAAGAGGAAGCTAATAGCCAATACGAGCAGCAAGTTGCCGCAGAACGCGCCAAATTGGTTGACCAGGAAATGGCTGATGAGGACGCTGCACTTGAGGACGAGTTTGACGAGGCCGACCCAGCGCCAGGCACTGGCAAGACGGTTCCATCTAAAGAGAAGTAAATGCGGTGGAGATACCGGCACACTTCGACCCCCGACAGTGGCAAGCTGAGTTCTTAAAGAACGCTCCGCTTTTCCGCATCATAGTACTAGAAGTGGCACGTCGAGGCGGTAAAGATATAGCGTGTTTCGTCTATGCAATCACCCGTATGGTCAATGAGCCTATGGGTGTTGTTATCATTTACCCGACAAAAACCCAGGGCTATAGCTCATTTTGGAATAGCGTAGAAAATGATGGCTTTCGTACCATCGAGCACATGCCGAAAGACCTGATTACCAGTTTCTATTCCACCCCTGACAACATGAGCATGGTGCTCAAAAACGGCTCAACGCTTACGCTTGTAGGCTCGGCTAACAGCCCCGAATCCCTGCGTGGTCAAAACACTAAAATCTTTATTCTACCGGAGTTCGTTGACCAGCCCGTAGGCGTGCTCGGTATCATCCGGCCAGTAGTGGCCGCTAATCACGGTCAAATTATTATCCAGTCCACACCTAAGCAGGACGGTATCTCAGGCGGCACATTTATCAAACTGCTCGAAGCTGCTGAAAAAGACCCGACTCAATTTGCGATGCGTGTAGACGCTCGTGCTTATATGACCGATGAACAGCTAGAGCTAGTGCGCCAGGACTATATTACTGAGTACGGCAACGATTTCATGTATCGCCAGGAGTTCTTGCTCGATGAGGGTCAGGCGCTAGCAACCAGCTACTACGGTAATCAAATTACCAAAGCTCGCAAGGAAAAGCGCGTTGGCAACCACCCTTGGAAATCATCCTTACCGGTGTTCTGCACCTACGACCTTGGCTCCGGCTCCGGTACAATGACCGTGCTGTTTTGGCAGTACCACAAGCTCCGGCTCAATGTTATCGACTCCCACGAAACACACGATATTGGCGATGAGGCTCTGATTAAGTTTATTAAGGCCAAGCCCTACAACTACGGCTGGCACTTCCTGCCGCACGACGGTGCCAAAAAAGACGATGCCCAGGCTATAGCCCGTATTCAGAAGTGGCGTGAGCTTGGTATTATCAACGCTAGCCTGCTCCGTAAAGAGGCACTGGACGACGGCATCAGGCGTGCGGTTGTCCTTCTATCAGAACCAACTACCACCATTCACCAGCCAACTACCACAGAGTTCTTGCGTAAGCTGGCTCTCTATAAGCGTAAATTCAACCAATTCACTGGTGACTACGAAGGTCCGAAACACGACAGTACCTCGCACTACGCCGACAACTGGCGCTATGTTAATGCTGCTATCGAGCAGGGCTTCCGTGCAAATGGTGAGCCATATATGACGCTGCCTACCAAGAAAAAACAAGTAGAAGTTATCCCCAGCGACGATTGGGATAATGGCCCAGATTTCAACGACTTCTAATAAAATATTTGCATTTGCAAAAACGCTAATGATATAGTACGAGCGTAAGCACAAGCTTATCTATCATTTAACACTTTGAGGTAAAAAATTCGATGAACCCTAACCAATATGGCATCCGAACAGCGAATCTGCTTGAAAAGCCACTGAAAATTCTCAGTGTCGTTACGCAGCATCTCGGAGACAATGGCTACACCTGGACAGGTGTATACACTGTTCGCTCTCTGTACTTCAACGATGGTACTCTAGTCAGTACCAACAACAGTTCTGCAACTGCTACTTGGGGTACACCAGGTATAACAAACACACTAAACAACGACTACACTATTGACTACGATGAGGGTATGATTACCCGTATTCCACGTCAGGCTCAGCAAGACGTTCCTATTGATAGCCTCGGCGCTCAATGGGCTGCTCAGCAACTTAGTGATGTCTTTATTCCTGCCCACGATGAATACTCTTTGAGTAAAATCGAAGCAGCCGTACCTTACGCAAACAAAATCGAAATTACGACAACTGGTGGAATTTGGCCTAACCCGAACCTACCAACGTCCGGCCTTAACCTTGCTTTCCAGCAAGCAGTGAACGTCGCTCGTGTTGCCGGTAATCCGAACATGAGTCAGATGGTCGCATGGTGTTCCTATAACTTTGTAGCTGCGCTTCGTGCTCAGACCAACTACACAGGGTCCAACCTTGGTTTTGCGAACGCCCAGACCGGTATGCTTGGTAAGTACAACGGTGTCACAACTGTTGAGACTCCCGACGTATACTTCTTGGCTGGTACCTACGTCATCATCGCGGACAAGCGAGCTGTCATTAACGTGACTCCAAAAGTGTCACCAGAGGACTTCCGTATTCTTACGCAAGTTCCACTGTTTGACGGTATCGAGGTTCAGATTCGTGACCGTGGCGCAACCATTCCAATGCTGCGACGTGTGAACAACTTGAGTCTTATCTGGGCATCAAGCTCTTAGGAGCCTGACAACTAGAGCAATTAGCACTCCAATCGGAGTGCTTTTTGTTTATGCTTATAGTATGATTAAATTATGAATCCTGCTTTGACGTACACACGAGGCACCAGCTATGCCGCCACGCACACTTACGTTGCGCCCGTTTACTTGGGGGCGACCCTCCTTTTTACCGTGAAATCAGTGCCTAATGACACTGACATTACCGACACCACCAACGCCATCATGACTCCAAAAGTTATCACCATGAGCGGTAGCAGCTTCCCACAAACAACAGTTATCCAAATCAACCCAGCAGACGTGTCAGTAGACACCGAGCCTGGCAAATATTATTACAGCATTAAAGTTATCGACACTGCCGGTAAGGAGTACGCTGCTGCTTCCGGCGTATTCAACCTAGAAGCCATTACCACTAACGAAATCACGAGTTAGCCATGCAAAATTCAGCAACCATAAACACCGTAGTTACCGAGGGTGGTACCATCAACACCACCGTTGAGACTGGTTCGACTATCTCCTCCACCATCACGGGTGGTGGCATCGGTCCAGCTGGTCCAGTCGGTCCTATCGGTCCAGTCGGTCCACAGGGTCCACCTGGTACATTTGAGCCGTACTACAATGTCAAGGACTATGGAGCTACTGGCAACGGCACGACAGATGACACCTATGCTATTCAAGCCGCTATTTCGGCAGCAGTCGATGGCGGTACAGTCTTTTTCCCTGCCGGTACTTATAAAACCACTGCAACTCTAACTCTCGCTGCTGGGGTGTCGATGCTGGGCGTAGGCACCACTGCTTCAGTTGTTGCCCTGGCTACGGAAAATGTCGATATTGTTTCCTTCCTTAACAGCGGTAATGTCAGTGCTTCTATGAGTATTAGCGAGATGGGCTTTGCCGGTCCTGCTGCCGGTACTGGCGATGGCATCCACATGACAGGTGCCGCGTTAGCTTATATCTCAATCCGAGACGTAGCCATTCAAAACGCTGGTCAGACCGGACTTCACCTTGGCGGCCCAATCGTATCGACTATCGAACGGGTTACCTCAACAACCAACGGACTGCATGGTTTCTGGATTGACGGTACAAGCTCGTTCGTGACATCGGTCACTATGACAAACTGCTATGGTAACGATAACCAGGCTGCTGGCTACCTGATTTACAAGGCTACCTACTGTTCGATGGAAGGCTGTGCTGCTGACAGCAACGGCATCGGCTACTACCTGTTCGACGTAGTAGGCTTCTCGGCTAATGGCTGTGGTACTGAGGCTTCTCAATCTCATGGTGTATCAGGCTACCCAGGCATTGGCTGGAAAATCTACGGTGACAACATTTTTGCTTGTGACAACATCGTGCTAGTCGGCTGTTTTGTTTATGACGTACACAATATTGCCTACCTTATCACCGGTTACGCTTACGCAATCAGCATGATTGGCTGCCTCGATAGCACCCCTCACTCCGGCGCAAGTTACTCATTAGAAGTGGACGCTAATGCTTCCATGAGCTACATGGGCTGCCGTTTCTATAACTCGCTTTTGCTTACCGGCACAACTGCCGACCTCGCAGATGCTAGTAACCAGAACAGCACACTGAACACCGTTACTGTCGGTACTATAATCGCAACCGACACTCCTAAGTCACTGGCTACCAGTGGCGGCAACATCTTAATGACTTCTTTGGGGGGCATCAACTATATCGAGTCAGTCGGCGCAGATAATACTGGCGGCGCTAACCTTATCATTGGTAGCCAATATGTCGGTGTAGAGTTCGTATCATTCAATGGTACAACTGGTAAGGCTAGTTTCCCTAGCGGAGTTGGTGTGCTCAATGGCATCACCACAGATACCCTGAGCGCTACCGGCCTAGTCTCAGCTACCGACGGCTTAAGTGTCACTGCCGGGCTAACGGTTGTTAGCGGAGGCGCTACAATTACCGCTGGCGGTCTGCTCATTTCGGCTGGCGGTTTGACCGTCAACGCGGGGACAACTTACCTATCGACTACTAATATCTATGGCAACCT